AAGAAACAACCAATGTTTTTTGGTAAACCTTTAGGTGTCCAGAGATATGATAATTTTAAATATAATCAATTTGAAAATCTAACAAAACAACAGTTAGGATATTTCTGGAGACCAGAAGAGGTGTCTCTACAGAAGGATCGTGGTGACTATCAATCATTACGTCCAGAGCAGAAGCACATCTATACTTCAAATCTCAAGTATCAGATTATGCTTGACTCTGTGCAGGGTCGTGCACCAGGTATGGCATTTCTACCATACTGTTCTCTACCTGAGTTAGAGGCATGCATGGAAGTGTGGTCATTCATGGAGATGATACATTCACGTTCTTATACATACGTAATTAAGAATGTATATCCAGATCCATCCGAAGTCTTTGATAAGATTTTATCTGATAATCGTATCTTAGAACGTGCTGCTAGTGTGACAGAATCGTATGATACATTCATAAATTACGCACAGGAATGGGGTCAGGGAAACATGTGGAGAGATGATTGGAAGGCATCGCCTTCATCAGTCTGGACACGAAAAGATTTAAAAAGACACTTATACAGGGCAGTTGCTAATGT